ATCTTGAGGGGGTGGTGAGCGTACGCTCGTGAGGGTTCAAGTCCCTCCAACCGCACCATTCTTATTGACTGTTTAACAGATTGTAACGAATTGTAACAAACTGTAACAGATAAAGCATTTACAAGGATATTTGAAAGATAAAGAGTAACAAATTGTAACGCATTGTAACAACAATTTGCCCCTTTATTGCCCCTTTTAAAAACAAATATTTGCCCCTTTTATATGAGGGTTGAAAAAAGCCACTGCACATGATGCGGTGGCTTATTTTTTATTTATTTGCAAGTACTTTACCCATATTTGTAATTGCTGCATTTACTTCCTGTTTCATTTCATCTGTTACATGAGTGTAAATAGCAAGTGTAGTACGTGGTTCATTGTGGCCAACACGTTCCATAATTGCTTTTAGTGGAACATTAGATTCAGCAAGAATAGATATATGAGTATGTCTAAAGGTATGAGTGCTTACTGGTTTAGGAAAACCAAGTTTTTTTATAGTTCTATTTACATAATGTAGATCATATGGTAAGCCACCATCCGTAACAAAGATATAGCCTAGGTCAGCAAATTTAGATTTCCATAATCGCCTTGCTTGATTGGCGGTTATAAAGTGATTAATAATTTGTACAGCCCTTGCATCTAATTTTACCTTACGGATAGAATGAACATTCTTTGGTGGCAATCGCATAGCAGGGTCAGAAAAGCTACCACGATTAGATAAAGTAGCGTTTACATCTATTTCAGCATTTTCTTTATCATAGTCTTGAGTGCGCAACGCTACCATTTCACCAAATCTAAGACCAGTTAAAGATTGAAACTCACATAATAGGGATACATGATGATTGATAGTATCTAATTGTGTAAGTAAATCTTTTAATTCATCTTTAGTTAGAAATTTAGAACGCTGTTTCTTGATGCGGTCTACATCAGCTACAGGCTTTTGTAATTCAATATTGTCTAAAAATGAAATATCACGAATATATTCCATGCGCCGTGCATATTTTAATGATTGTCTAATAAGACTAAGGGCCAGTTTTGTATAATTGTAGGAATACTGGCAAGCGAATTTATCAAATGTGCTTTGAATAATATATGGTGAAAGTTTAGATAGTAATATATCAGCAGGAAACCATTTCATAATCTGTTTGTGTAGATTATCCATACTATATTGTGTGGATGATTTTCTAAATGCACGCTTAGATTCTAAATATTCAGATACAACATCATTCAATGTCATATCTTTGGCTATATCTGTATTAGTGGCCAAGTCAATTTTATTTTGTAATTCAGCTTGTGCGATTTTATATGCTTGCCTGCTATTACTGGTAAATGTAACAGATATTCTTTTTGTTTTACCACTATACGGATCCACATAGCGTTCTTGAAATTTATATTTAGTAATACCAGCTTTGGTAGTTACAGTTTCACACCACATTAAAAATACCTCCTGGGCTAAAAAATGGTATAGTAAATAAGCCTTAGAGGTATGGTATAATAATGGTGGAGTAAAAATGAAGTACCTCTAAGGTATGTAGTTTTTAATGGCCCTCACTGCGGTGGGGGCTTATTTTTTTACTCAGATTACAATACATGATGATAGAAATCTATAGTTTCTAGCATTTCATCCGTGAGTTCTTTTCTCCTTACCATATGTTCAATAAGATTAACGTGTTGATCTATATGAAAATCATCATTAATGATATGCAGCAATTCATGTCTAATTTCGTTGCGCATATCTTCAATAGACATATTCTTACGGATATAAATATTGTGAACACCTTCATCTTCCCCAGTAGATGAAATAGCTTTCACATTAGGAATATCACATTCGATTATATTTACAATCACACTAACAACCCCTAATAGTATTATTTATTATGTTTAGATTTCAAATATTCGATATACTTCACGGTTTCTTCCATATCTTCTTTGGAAATGCCACGTGATGCTGAGAATAATAAACGAGCAGAAGGACGAGTACGAAGGTATTCAGCGTATTCAGCAGTTTCAGAATCAAGATAGTAACCTTGAGGAGTATCATCTTTATCCCAACCAATTAACCATTCTGGCTTTACTTCTAATATAGGAGCTAATCTATTAATAAAATCGATAGAAACACTAGCAATTTTACCAGATTCATATCGTTGCATATTACTTTCACTAATACCTAATCTTGCTCCTAGGTCAGCTAATGTTATGCCTTTTTGTTTTCTAATGGATTTAATTCGTTCTCCTATTTCTTTATTTATTGTAGTTCTTTCATCGATACTCATAATATGCCTCCAAATAAGAATCGCCCTTACAAACATATATTACAATAAACTTGAATAAAATTCAAGAAAAATTATAAAACTTTTATAAAATCTTGCATAGAGTGGTTGACATGTTTTACTAATAGGCTTATCATGTAATCAGAAACTTGCATAAGGTGCAAGAAAAGTGAGGTGAAAAGATGAAACTAGAAAAACTGAAAGGGTTGTTGGTAGAACATAAGAAAACATATGCGGATTTAGCGGAGTTATTAGGTGTATCTATCACAACCATTAATAGTAAAATGAATGGGAAAACACAATTTGATGTAGTAGAGGCTACAATGATTAGTGATTGGCTTGGGTTAGACTGCTCTAGTAGAGTAGATATTTTTTTACACAATAACTTGCATAATATACAAGTTATGAGTTAGAAGAGGTGAAATAAAAAGAAAAGAGCGCTCTACAGTAAGTAGAACACTCTAAAAAGTTAATTAAGAAAGGGGATATGAAATGGATACTACAGATTTGGCATTAATTTGTTCAGCAATAGGCTTAGGGATTGCTATTGCTGGGCTAATTCTAAAATAGTATATCGTTATTTAAATATAGCAATTATAGAAACAACAATAGATATAAGAGCAAACAATAACGCTGCATTGGCACGATATTCAGATTTTCTATCTATCTTACGTTGTTCTAACACTGCTTCATAATATGATCTTCCGCTTGGAGTTATTTCATAAGTGTTATTAGAAAGAATACCTTCTGAATCACTATGAAAACCATCGGTATTGGTGATGAAGTTTAGTTGTAATAAGTAAGATAATTCGAGTGCCATATTATAGGCTGATAGACCAGTAATACCGCTTAATTGTTGTGGAGACAAATTACGATGATAGAACTGTTCTAAATAAGAAAAACTTTTTTTATCTAAAAGATATAAGTCCATATACTCACCTCCTTATGAGATGAGTATAGCATGAGCAATAAAAATTGAAAGAGGTGAAATAAAATTGAAAACTCCATTACAAACACATATGGAAAATAAGTCAGCAGATGGAGGGCAAAGAAATATCAATAGTGTAAAAGAATACACAGTAAAAATCAAAGTAGATACAACTGAATTAGACTGTGCAATTAAAAAACTTAAAAGACTTAATAAGCTAGTAACAAAAAATAAATTGCCACGTGTAACGATTAGCACACATGGCAATTTAGATGAAAAGAAAATTATTGAGCTTTTAGGCAAGTGCCAATGGAAATAGCGATTACTGATGAAGTATCTAAAAGCAATGAACCAATTTCTTGGACTGATTGAGATGAAATTAATTTAACATCCTTTAGTAGTAATGAATTTTCATCAAACAACAGATGTCTTTCAGAGTTTGGAACATAATTTTCATTAAGTGCTTTTTCTGTACTTTTTAAGCATTGATAGAGTAGTTTGGATTGAATATCAGATTCATCACTATATACAGGAAGAGCAGACAATAAACCAGCATTAGTAAGTAATATAAGTCGATTGCCTTTTAATTCATCAGTTTCTAAAGAAACAGCAAATGCAATGATTTTCTTATGCATATCCATATAATCACCCCCTTTCAAGGTGATTATAGCAACTATAAAAGAAAGATGAAATAGAAAGGACGATTATTCATGTTAACGATTGAAATAGAAGGAGAGATAAATAAAATGCTTGGAGGTACATTTTATGAAGTTTATGAGAGAACATCAAAAGCTAAAAGGGAACTAGAGCTTGCACTTAAAGAGTTAGAAGAATTAGAAATGAAAGTTGATGTAGTTTATTTATCTGAAAAAGAAAGATAGGTAAGGAGTAGTCATGGAAAGTGTTCAACCAAAGTATGTGCCTATTAGTACATTAGCTAAGATATGGGGACGCAGCAGAATGTATATCTATAGAAGAGTAGATATGATCCGCAATGAAGGAAAGTTCAATGAAATATGTATGCAACTAGGGCCACAACAAACACTGGTTCATGTAGACAAATTTGAAACATGGATGAAAAGCCAAAATATGAAGTGGTTAAAGGGGGCATAACAATGAGAACAAAGCTAGACATTATCACCAACATTCAGTTGGTGTTATGGGTAATGATTCTAGGACTATGTGGAGGCATAGAGTTTCTACATGGCTGGAATATATTATTAAACGTTTTGATGATGCTTTTAACAGGGGCAATCATATTCGTATTAAGTCAATTAAAGGAGGTGATGAAATATGAATACAAAAGAAAGAGGGCTTACGCTGCTAGGAAGATACCTAAAGTTCAATGAGACAGAGGTTAGTGAGTTAAGAGAAAAAATTAAAAATCTTACTTATAACCGCCAACATCAATTGTTAAACTTTACCATTCTAGGAAACGGAAGAGTAATCTTCCTAAATCAAAAACAGGATGGATGGAATATCCGTATCACAGGGAATGGGCCAATACGAGAAGGGCACTTAGCAACAATGGAATCAGTAAGGCGATACATATGGAGTGAATTACATGAATAAACCATATTGTGCAATCTGTAGTGATACAGGCAATAAAAAAAGCCATCACTACATCCATTACTGTAGGAAGGCTAAAGGACCTATTCATATGGAACATTGCGATGCATGTCAGTATTTAGAAGTCAGTCAAGGAGACATGCATTGCAATTATCCAAAGGAAAAAGAAAAGGGCCCTAGAAAAGAGCCCTAATCTAGCACGTAAATTACGCACAAATCCTAACGTAATTATATCATACATGGCGTGCTAATACTAGGAAATATCGATAAAGTCGGTATTTCCTAGTTAACTGGATATAACTATTAACAAATCGACCATGAGGATACATTACGATGAGGAAACGCAGAAAAGTCATATCTAAAAATATGATAGAGGTACTTGATTATCATACCTCTAGGACATATAGACGGAATGGCAAACGTGTAAAAAAGAAATGCATCACACCAGAAGCACAGAAAAAGCAGAATGAAAAGCAAGCAGAGGCAATGTTGCGTATGTTGATTGATAATAACTTTACTACAAATGATTGTTATCTAACACTCACATATAAAGAACAGCCAGCAACATGGGATGATGCAAAAAAAGATATTCAGAATTTTATAAGACGGCTCAAACGTAGATATAAAAAAATGGATAAAGAGTTGAAATACATTTACGTGGCGGAAGGGAAATCTAGAATCCACTTCCACATGATCATCAATAATGAGGAATTGTATTCAGATGAAATCAATGAACTTTGGCCACATGGTATGCATAAGTTGATGTTGTATCAAGGACGAGCAGAAGATGCAGTTAAATTGGCAAGATACTTTATCAAGGAAAAACGCAGTGCATGTTATTCGGAAAAGGAGAATACCTTCAAGCGTAGATGGAATAGCAGCAAGAACCTTGAAAAACCAAAAGTAAAAACAGAAATTCTAAAACCAAGTGAGTGGAGAGATTATATACAGCCACCAAATGGGTACTACGTAGAAACAGATAGCGTAGTAGAGGATGTATCAGAAGAAGGATATCCTTACAGGTTCTATAGACTGATAAAGATTGAGGAGGTAAAGAGTGGAATTACTAGGAATAGGAATCGTCATAGGGATAATGCTAGGAATGGCAATAGTTTCTCTATGCGTAATTAGTAGTGAATGTAAAAAGTGGGAGGAAAAACAAATTGATAAATATAAATCAAGTGTATTTAAGCGGTAATGTAGTAGCTGATGCGGAATTAAGATATACAAAAACAGGAAAGCCAGTACTTACATTTAGAATGGCAACAAATAAATACGTGAATGAAGCACAAAGTACAAGCTATCACAACATTGTGTGTTGGGTTGATGCGGAAGTTTATAGCGGATTAAGAAAAGGTGATTTCGTAGCCGTAGCAGGTGAGTTGCGTTCTAGATCCTATGAAGATAAAACGGGAGCGAAACGATACGTAACAGAAGTGGTGGCACAAAATCTTACATATGGACTTAAACAAAATGAAAGTCAAAGTAATTTTGATGGATACGGAGAGGAAGAAGAAAAAATTCCATTCTAGGAGAAGTTATGCAAAACACATCAACAGTAGGTATTCCGAAGAATTGTATGAATTGGTTAGTGTTAGGGCTAACAATCTATACAGACATGGAAATAAAAGATGCATTAAAAGAGCATTTTGGCTTATCTGACAGAAAGAAGATAAAAGGAAGAGTTGATGTAGATAAGCTAAAAGCATTAATAAACGAAGGATTATCTTTTTCAGAAGTAGCAAGAAAAATGGGATTTGAAAGAATGACATTAAAAGGCTTTTGTGAAAGAGAAGGTATTAGTACAAAACGAGGTAAATAAGATGAATAAGAAAATGATGTTAGCAGTAATGGTATTAAGTGCAGTAGTAAATGGTGTATATGCAAGCGGTACAAATAATTTAGTAGGTGGCACAGATAATGTGGCAACTGCTAATAGTGCGGCGGTGTTTGGCTATCAAAATGTTGTAAATGCTAATAATGCACTAGCCATTGGTGAGAATAATACAGTGAATGGCACAAATTCTTTTGCAGGCGGTAACAATTCCAAAGCAGAAGGACGGAACACATTCGCATTCGGTAGCCACGCTGAGGCACTAACTGAATATACGTATGCGATTGGTTCGCAAGCAAGAACATCCGCATACGATGCCATTGCCATTGGTAATGGTGCATACGCAGGGGGTGTATCAAGTGTAGTAATTGGTAGAAGTAATGCAGTTAGCGGAGATAATACAACAGTAATTGGTGCGAACAATCAAAATGTAACGGCAGGTCAATCACTAATTATGGGTTATAACAATGTAACTGGCAGTGAACAAGAACAAATCGTGGTAGGTGTAAATTCTAAAACAAGTGGCCAAGGTGCTACAGTGATTGGCACACATGGACAAGCTACAGGATACGATACAACGGCAATTGGTAATAATACGATTGCAGACAAACCAAATAGCGTTGCGCTAGGAACTAATAGCGTAACAGATGGTGCAGTAAATCAATTACAAGCAATGGTGAATAACACAACATATGTATTCGCTGGTACAGATGCAACATCAGTAGTAAGCGTTGGTAGTAAAGACCGTGCAGGATATGGCGGAGTAAAACATTATGTTCGACAAATTCAGAATGTTGCTGCAGGACGAGTAGATGCATCTTCAACTGATGCGGTGAATGGTTCACAACTACATGCTGCATATGATGCAGTCAATACAATGCGAACAGACATTGATAACGCATTAGATGCACAAGAACAATTCAATACTGCAGTACATAACACATTAGCTAATCATAAGAATGCAATCAAAAACAATACACAACGAATTGCACAAAATACAGATACAATTCAAGCACATGATCGCATCTTAGCAAATCATGAACAACGTATTGATGTACTAGAACATCAAACACATAATGCCTTAACAAATTTAAAATCAGACATTAGCCGATTAGATGGCCGAGTAAATAAAGTAGGTGCAGGTGCGGCTGCATTAGCTGGACTACATCCTATGGGATTCAACAAAGATGATAAATTCAGCGCATCTATTGCATATGGCCATTACAACAATGCCAATGCAGTAGCATTAGGTTTGTACTACAGACCTAATGAAAAAGTACTACTAGGCATTGCAGGTACATTCGGAAGTGAAAACATGTACAGTGTAAGCGCATCTTTCAAATTTGGTAAACATAGCGAATATGAACCTCAATCTAAACAAGGTGAAATTGAAAGAATGAAAGCACAAATTGCAGAATTAACTGCAAGACTTGATGCGGTTAGCAAATAAAACAGGGTGGGCGGTATATCCGCCCTTTCCTACAAGTAGAAACGAGGAGGCAACATGAAACCAATCATATATAAAGGCCTTAGATTAGGAACAAATAAAACAGAATGGGTAAGTAGTGATGAAATAAAGCAAAGCTACTCACAAATTAGATTATTAGCCATACAAAATGATAACTACTCATGGATACCAATTGAGGATGGAACATTATGCAGGGGCAGTGAGGCGAAAGATTGTACTGGAAAGCGTATATACGAAAACGACATTATAAAGTTTGATTGCAAATCAATACAGGATACTCCATTAGTGGCAGAAGTTTATTATAGTCGCAATAAATATCAATGGCGGTGTAATACAGTTGTCAAAGGTAGACAATTAGATTTTGATTTAGCCTACATTGTAAATAATGGAAAGGTAAAAATAGTAGGGAATAAATTAGAGGGATATGAACATGAATAGTAGATTCAGAAATGTGTGTAAAGCACATGATCATATCGTAAAGTGCAGAACAAAGGAAGGAAAAAGAATATTCGTACCACGTTGGGGATACGTAATAATTCCTTCTGATAAATTACTAACTGCAAGAATAAAAAGAAACGTTTACAAGTCAAACAGTAAATTTAATCAATGGGCGAGGAAACTATGGATGTACCATGCAAAGGGTGCAAGTTTAGAGAAGTAGCTTGTCATGGCAAATGTGAAAGCTATTTAGACTATAGAAAAAGACTAGATGAGCAAAATAAAGAGAGATACAAAGAAATTGATACATATAGTTATGTAGGGGATAACGTGAGAGCAATCAGATATAAAATGCGGAAGGCACGATATGGGTGCACAGTAAGAGATTGAGGTGGAGCAATGCAAAGAAAATGTCATAGGTGTGATAGATTATATACACCAACAGACCATAACACATGGTGCCCAGATTGTATGGCTGGAAAACCAATAGTGCCACGCAAGACGGCAAAGCAAGTAGCAAAAGAAAATAGAGAACGAATGGAGCAAGCATATAAGTACGCAAGATATTGTGTGCAATGTGGAAAACGCTTTTACACAAACAAAGCCAATAAGATGATATGTGGTGAATGGGAATGTGAAGAAAAGCAACAAAAACAATTATTACAAGCAAGGCGAACAAAAGAACGTGCATTAAGGGGGTTATAGAATGATTAGAGTGTTAAGCATATCTTTTGGAGAATATACCAAAGTAACATATATGAAACATAACGGCAGATGTGATGAAACGTATCAGTTAAAAACAAAAGACCTGTACAGGCCAGAAATGATACATCAATACGAAAAAATGAAAGAACTATTTTTACAATGGTTTCCAACATTTAAGTTTTCAGCCAACATGTATTACATGGTAGGCATGGGAGTTAAATATAACAAACATGATGATACATTGATTGATAAGGTAAAAGTAACTGGTGGTCTAGAGAATAAAGCAGGTAGCTTATGTAAAGTAGTAAGTGAATGGCTACCAGTAGGAACGAGTGAAAATAAAATAATCATGGAGTTTCTAAAAGAAGTGGTTATGTTTGTTCAAGGTGAAAGAGCGCAAGGAAAACTTTTTGAAAACACAGAAATAGAAGAGGCAATAGATGCAATTGATGCGGATGATAGCCATGTATTCCATGTTAATGATCTACAAGCTAAAGGAGTAACACAATGAATGGGAGATTGATATATGTAGCGCATCCATTTGGTAGTACAAATGGAATAAATTGTGATGATGTAATAAATAGTAATCAGATGGCAATAGATAAAATTATGAAAGAGTTAGTATTAAAAGATAGAAATAATGTATATCTATCTCCATTACATAATTTTTCTATGTTATATTTTGAAAAAGAGTATGCTAAGGGATTACAAATTTGTTTAGATATGTTGGAAAAGTGTTCAGTATTAATATTATGTGGAGATTGGCAACACTCAAAAGGATGAATTGGAGAATGGGCTTATGCTAATGCAAGAAATATAAAAATATATTCTCTTGAGGAATGGGAAGAATATCTTGATAAGCAAGGGGATATTAGTCGATGACAGGAAGGGAATATTTAATTCAAATCAGAGATACCGATTTGAACATTAGATGTAAAGAGAGGGAAATATTTAGATTGCGACAGGATATAATGAGCCTACAAGCAATTGACTATAGCAAGGAAAGAATTAGTGGCGGTCAACCAATAACCATCGCAGATAAAGTTGCAAACCTTGATGCGGTTACAGATGAGATTATGAGAGAATGGAGCACATACTTTCAAGAAAGAGAACGTGCAAGGTTTATGATTAATCAGATCCATAGCACGAAACAAAGAACAGTGCTGATTGATAGATACATAAACGGATGCACATGGGAGAAAGTGGCGGAGCTGGTAGGATGTTCGAGACAGAACATTCATAATCTACATAAGAGAGCAATTAAAAATTTTGATGCAATTTACAAAAAGGTTGCTATTATTTGACACTCAATATATGAGATACTGTATGTGGGCATAAACGAGTTGAACACTACTTGCCTCCTTCGGAAAACTACATAAAAGGACTACATCACATTGGATGCATAACACAATATGATGTAGTCCTTTTTATTTGTAGGAGGAAATAATGAAACACAAAAGAATTACATCACGGAAAACAATACAAGAAGTGCGCTCACAAATATGTGAAGTGTGTGGAAATAGAACAACCATTGAACCACATCATATAAATACACGTGGTAGTGGTGGTGGAGATATTAGAGAGAATCTAATACAACTATGTACACAATGTCATATCAATACTCATAGCGGACAATATCCGACAAAGGAAGATTGTTTAAAGGTAGTAGCTGAACGTGAGGGAATAACATATGATGAAGCGTATGCAATTAATCGTAGAGCAATGGGATATGATGTATGACTAGAATATGTTGTAACAGGAAAAGATGCTTAAATAATAAATATGGAATCTGTACTGCAGATACAATCGAATACGAAGGAATATGTCAAAGTTATATCACACAGAGTAGCGCAAGAAAAACGCATTGTGGATTATGCAAAAGAACTCATGGCAAGTTAAAGCGTAATAGCAACGCTATATTAAAGTAGAGGTGATGCAATGTTAAAAGCATGTAGTTATTGCGGACGAATACACGAAGGAGAATGTCCAAACAAACCAAAGCGAAACTACCAACAGGAACATAGCAACGCATCAGCAAGTAGAATAAAGGAACGTAAGTTCAGAAGTAGTAGTGAGTGGCAAGACTGTAGAGCAGAAGTATTAGAACGTGATAAGCATCTATGTAGATTGTGCTTACATGAGGATAACTACATAAGTGTAGGTGAACGATTGGATGTGCATCACATTGAACCATTGCATAGTGCATGGAGAAAGAGGACTAAGCATAGTAATCTTATAACCTTATGCAAGGCACATCATTATAAAGCAGACCATGGAGAATACAAGGCGGAGTATCTCAAGAAAATAATTAGTACCCCCCCTACTATCAAGAAGTAATTTTGAAAAAAATCGGCAGACCGTACTGCTCACCACAATTTACACAATTTTCCCTAATGGGACATGCGTGCGTGAATATATATTTATTTATATAGCAAGTATTCTATAAAGTCATAGCACAGAGGAAAGGAGGTAGACATATGAGAAAAGCAGTATCAGCAAGGACTACAAAGAAACACTTAACCAAAGCGGAAAAAGAAAAACGTATGGCAGTTGAAAATGCATTTACAGATGATGCGGTGATTGAGCCACCAAGCTATTTAACTAAGACACAGTTAGAGGCGTTCAACTTTATTGTTGATGCGTTGAGGCAAGCCAAAGTATTAAGCCGTTTGGATACACAAACAATTATTCAAGCGTGCGTAGCAGTGGATATGCTGAACACATCAAATAAAAAAGTAGCAAGGAAACCAAGCCTTGCTATTGATAGAGAATTTGTAGGAACACAAGAAAAGTTGGTGCGTACATATTTGAAATTGTGCGATGAATTATGCCTATCACCTCAATCACGTGCGAAACTAGGTGTATTAGTGGCTAATCAAAAGGAAGAAGAAACAGATCCTTTACTAAATGTGCTGCAAGGAGGTGGGATGACTGGATAAGAAACATCCTGCTTACAAGTACGCAATGGCGGTAGCAGAAGGTAAGATAAACGCTCCAAAGTTTGTAAAATTACAAGTAAAAGAGTTCCTATCTATTGCAAATAACAAGGATAGTCGCTATAAAATAGATGAAAACAAGGTGCGAACCATTGGCGAATTGCTGAAATTATTGATTATGCCTAAAGGATTAAAGGCAAATGCAACAGTGTATGATGCCATGGCTGGCTTTCAGTGGCTATTTATTATTGCGATTATGTGTACAGTTGAGCGTGATAATCCAGATAAAAGACGATATGAAAATGCAATATTGGAAATTTGTAGAAAGAACGGCAAAACATTTTTGATTGCGGTTCTTTTTATTTTGCTTTTCTTTATTGAGCCTAAGTTTTCTAAGTTTTATTCAGTCGCTCCAGATGGTTCATTATCACGTGAAATCAAAACGGCTATTGAAGAAATATTGCGTAGTAGTCCTGCAATGCTTGGCAAGATGAATGGCAAGGAAAAGTTCAAAATGTTGCGTGATTATATCCATTGCAACATAACAGAGAACAGATACATACCTCTTAACTACTCAACAGGGCGGTTAGATGGTAAGTTGCCTAGTGTATTTCTAGTAGATGAAACAGGTGCATTGCCTAATACATACGCTATTGAGGCTATGAGGTCAGGGCAGTTGACGATACTCAATAAGCTAGGGTTCATCATTTCAACTAAATATCCTACGCTAAACAATCCATTTGAAGATGAAGTGGACTATGCAAAGCGTGTATTGAATGGTGCAGTAGATGATGATAAGGTATTTGCCTTATTGTATGAGCCAGATGATACAAAAGGATGGGCAACGAATGATGAAGTACTAGAACAAAGTAATCCATTAGCCATTGAAGTAACAGAAATTATGGAAGATTTGAAAGCTAAACGGCAAGTAGCTATTGAGATTGAAAGCAAGCGTGAAAACTTTATCACAAAACACTGCAATATCATATATAGCGGTGCTGGTAGTGAAAGTTTTGTAAACATTGCTGACTTACAAAAAGGTGCAGTAGATCATATCAACTGGAATGGCCGAGAAGTATTCCTAGGAGTTGACCTGGCTATGACAACAGATAACTGTGCTGTATCAATGGTGGCCTATGACGAGGATGAAGGGCAAGTATTATTACAATCAGTTGCCTTTATTCCAGAAGATAGGATAGATGAGAAATCTAAACTTGAACGCATTCCATATCGTGATTTTATCAATGCAGGTAACTGTATACCATGTGGCAATCGTACTGTAGATTATGGAGCAATAGAACGCTACATAATGGAGATTGAAAGCAAGTATGGAGTTACAGTCATGGGAATTGGCTACGATAGATACAATGCACTATCAACTGCACAAAAATTAGAAGATGCTGGATATACCATGGTTGAAATCAAACAACATTCTAGTGTGTTACATCCTGCTACTAAATGGGTAGCAGAATTAGTAGCAGAAGGCAATTTGTTGTATGACAAAAGCAATAAATTACTAGAAATTAACTTTGAAAATTCACGATGTGTATACGATACCAATATGAACCGCTATGTGAATAAGAAAAAATCACGAGGCAAGGTAGATATGGTAGTAGCTGGCATCAATGCGATGTACCTATTACATCAAAATTACATGTTAAATAGTGCTCTTGATTGGGTAGTACAGATATAGAAAGGGGGTGAAACTTATTGAGTTGGGTTAAAAATCTGTTTGGAACAGAAACACGAGCCGATGAAAATGCATTCATTGATACTGCAGATGAGGTGGATCTAACACTTCCTAGCTACGATGCAACTACAACAGTTACACGGCAGCAGGCTTTATCAGTACCAGCCGTAGCAAGTGCATTGTTTCTTATATCTGGAATTATTGCTGGCATTCCAATTCGCTTATATAAACGAGATGGGAACACGATAACAGAAATCATGGATGATGAACGTACAAAGCTATTGAATATTGAAACAAATTCAATACTAGGTGCGTTTGAAACAAAGCAAGCTATGATTAATGATCTAATCCTAGAAGGTTCTTGCTATTGTTACATAGGTAAGAATGGAAATGATGCGGAATCATTACAGTATCTACCTAAAAATAGGGTTAGCGTACTAGACAATGGCAAGTTAATTGACAGAGTAGTGTATTACTTAGTCGATGGTTACTACTATGATAACTTCAATATCATGCGTGCGGTGCGTAACTCTAAAGATGGAGTGCGTGGCCGTGGCTTATTGGATGATAACGCAATGCATATATCCAGTATGTACAACGCTTTGGTGTATGAAAATGGAGTAATTAGTAAGGGTGTACGCAAAGGATTCCTAAAATCTGAGGGCCGTTTGACTGTAAAAGCATTAGAGGCACTAAAAAAAGCATGGCGATACATGACATCTAAGCTAGGTCAGAGTGATGTAATCGTACTGAACAAAGGGATTACCTTTGAAAGTGCAGATAGTACAGCCGTAGAAAATCAGCTAAATGAAAGTAAACAAACAAATGCAGACTTAATTTATAAATTATTTGGCTTTACAGACAAAACATTTACAGATGAGAAAGCATTTAATATTTTTGTTAAAACTACAATTATGCCTATCGTAAATTGCTTTATTCAAGCTATTAATAGAGCAATGTTGCTTGAAACAGAGAAAGGCAACTTGTATTTTAGCCTTGATATGAATGATTTGCTTAAAGCTGACATGCTCACACGCTTTAATGCTTATAAGACTGCATTGGATAGTAACTGGATTAACATTGACGAAATCCGTCAACGTGAAGATTTATCACCAATGGGCATTGATTTTGTAAGCATGAACTTGGCAAATGTATTCTATTACCCAGAAACTAAACAGGTTTACACACCAAATACTGGTGTATTGGGTGATTTAACACATGCAAAAGCAGAGAAAGGGGGTGAGAATAGTGAAGATTGAGGTACGTAATGGTGCAGCAACAATTGAGGGATATGTGAACGTTACAGAACGATTGAGCAAGCCAATTCGTGATGTAAGAGGTCAATTTCTTGAAAAAGTAGCTACTGGAGCATTTAATTCGGCACTTCAACGCAATGATAATGTAGAATTGCGGTTTAATCACCGCCGTAAATTGGGAGACCAACAAGACGGCTCGCTAGAATTGCGTGAAGATAACATTGGATTGTATGCGAAAGCAACTGTATCTGATGCGGAAGTAGTCAAATTAGCGGAAGAAAGAAAGCTAAAAGGCTGGTCTTTTGGCTTTAAAAAACTAGAAGATAGCTGGGATAAACAGGAAAATATGCCTGAAATTCGCACATTAAAAGCTATTGATGTAAGCGAAGTAAGTATTTTAAGCGTAACACCAGCATATATTGCAACATCAATTAGCATGCGTGCTGATGAGGGGGAAGATTTACTAGAATGTAGATCCAATGAAACCGCAACAGGCGTATTAGAATATGATATTGAAGAACGCAAGGCAGAGGAAGAAGAAAAGCCTAACAATCAAAAATATCATGACATTTTAACTGAACTTAATGCATAGCATCCACCATATGTGGGTGCTTTTTTAATGAAAAGAGGATAGCATGAACTTTAAAAAACTTATTGAAAAACGCAATTCTTTGGTTGAAGAAATGAACAACCTTGTAAAAGTGGCAGATGAAGAAACACGTGCCCTTAATGAAGAAGAAACAACAAAATTCGAAGGTCTGCAAAAAGAAGTAGCCGACATCGATAAAACATTGAAACTTGCACAAGAAGAACGCAAATTGATTTCCGTAGGTTCTGATGATGAACCATCTGATGCGGTTGATGCAAAAGCAACTGCACAAGCAGAAGAACGTGCATTTGCTAATTTCTTGCGTACAGGTGAAACATCCTTCTCCGATGTAGAAACACGTTCCGATGTGAACCTTTCCAAAGGAGATAATGGTGTAGTTATTCCTTCCACAATCGCAAGCCGTATCATCGCTACAGTAAAAAACATCGCACCAATCATTCAAAATTCTGATTTTTACGATGTAAAAGGTGATTTGGTATTTGCAGTTGAAGATGAATCCACGTCTAAAACTACTTGTGCATATGTTGGTGAATTCCAAGAACTTGAATCCACAAGCGGTAAATTCAAATCCGTTACATTGAAAGGTAATGTAGTAGGTGTATTGACTAAAGTATCTAAATCTTTAATCAATAATGCAGGCTTTGACATTGTAAATTACGTTGTAACTAAAGTAGCAGAAGCAATCGTTCTATTCTTAGAAAACGAAATGCTTAATGGTACATCTAAAATCGAAGGTATTTTGAACGCTACAAACGCAGTAACAGCTGGTGCAGCAACTGCAATTACTGCAGATGATTTGATTGACTTACAATTTGCAGTACCTCAAGTGTATCGTGGCAATGGCGTATTCATTATGAATCCAGATACTTTCAAAGCATGTGCAAAATTGAAAGATACAGAAGGTAATTACATTTTGAATAAGGATTTGACTAATGGCTATGGATATACATTATTAGGCCGTCCTGTATACGAATCTGATAACATGCCAAAAATTGCAACAGGCAATAAAGTAGCCGTATTCGCAGACCTTAAAGGCTATGCTACAAAAATTTGCGGTGAAAATTCTGAAATTTCTGTATTGCAAGAACGTTTCTACACTCAATATGCAGTTGGTGTAGCTGGTTATGTAGAAGTTGACGGCAAGATTGTAGATCAACAACGCATTGCAGTATTGAAAATGGCTTAATAGGAGGTAAATTCCTATGAAATATAAGGCATTAGTAAGTTTTAGTGGGGCGGTTACCGCCTCTCTAAATCAAATCATTGAGATTAATGACGAAGAAATTGCCAATGACTTATTGAACGCTGGCTATATTACAGTCATAAAAGACAGTAAAAAGACAGTAAAAGACAGTAAAAAGACAGAAGAAGAGGTGTAGAGGATGAAAGTTAGTGAATTAACAAAAGAAATAGTAGCTAACTATATCCGTGTTGAAATCACAACGCTTACAACTCCAATTCTTGACTTAGTACTACCTGCAGCAATTACATATTGTGCTACCTATACAGGGTTAGAGCCTAAAGATTTAGATGAGTATGATGATATGGCACTAGCGGTATTAGCATTGTGCGGTGAATTCTATGATAACCGCACATATACTGCAGTAGAGAACGCAATAGTGAACCCTACAACACAAGCCATATTAGATAAGTACTCTATGAACTTAATGGAGGGGTATCAACATGTATCGCAAGGGTAGACTAAGCACACTACTGCAACATGAGGCAGAAATACATGCTAATAGAAAAGCCACAGATATGAATGAACTAGGGCAGTTTCCAATTGTGGATACTGTAATAGGTAATCTATATTGTGGTGTAATACCACAGACAGGCACACTATTGAGCGGTAGAGTAGCCGATACCACACTAGCAAGAACCACTCATAAAATCGTATGCAGATACAGAGATGATATAACTCCAGATATGTGGTTAATCATTGAAGGGCAACGATATGACATTTTGTATGTTATGGATCCGTATCTTAACAAAGAGCGGTTAGAGATATTCACAGAGGTAGTTATCTGATGAGTGTTGATATTAAGACGGAAGGACTTAGTGAGTTTTCGAAAGAACTCATGGATTTAGCAAATAAGAAATTTCCAAAGGATACGAAGAATTTCCTTCAACGTGCAGGAAATAAATTCAAATCCAAGGCAAAAGAAAACTATAAAAAAGGTACTACGCAAGGCACAAAGAACCTCATTAAAGGGTTAAAACGTGATAGAGCGTATAAGTACGGCCATGATGAATGGCAAGTGCGTGTTAAAAATACCGCACCTCATGCATGGTTAGTTGAGCATGGTCATGTTATGTTGGGGCATAAAGACCAAGGCAAGCCTAAATTAATAGTTGCTAATACTGGAGAGGCTTTTGTACGTGGTAAAAATATCATGGGTAAGACAACTAAAGAATTTCCGTCAGAGTATCAATCCATGGCAGAAGAATTTATAGACAAAATGTTAGATGAAAAGGGGTTAGGCTAGTGGTTACTGCAGTAGACATTATCAAAACATTGACAGTGCGATGCCGTGAACTACTGGGATGTGATGTAAATGATAGAGATATATCAGAGGGGTTCGAAAGGCCATCATTCTTTATTGAAATCGTAGACTTCAAGAATGAAGATATTGGGGAATTGTTAAGGGGAGATACACTTAACATCTATATCTACTACTTCAATGAAAAACGGCTAACAGGTTATTTAGACTTGCTGAAAGCTAGGGAAAGCATCCGTGAATTATTGGCAACTCCATTACAGATAGTTGACGGATATAGTCTTACTGCTGATGAGATAGTAGAAACTATCAATAAAGCAGATATGACATACATTACAAACTTTGATGTAACAATCTATCAACAAAGACCAGAGGCAGATGCACCTTACATGGAAGAATTGGCAATCAATGGACAGCAACAGTCCAGCGAAGAAAATCAATAATAGCACTCACACAGCGTGGGTGCTTTTTTAATGCAAAGAAAAGAGGTAAAACATGGCGATTGGCTTACCAAATATTGATATTGTCTTTTTACAAAAGGCAGTATCCGCAGTATTACGTTCTGAACGTGGTACCGCAGTAGTCATCTTGAAAGATGATACACAACCTACTGCAGGTTATGACATCTACAAATTCGAGGCTGACATCACAAAGAAAAAATTCACAGAAGAAAATGTGAAATTATTGAAACGTTGTTTCTATGTCAACGTAAACAAATTAGTAGTAGTACACGTTCCAACATCTACAACAGAATTCGCAGATGTAAAAGCGGTACTAGATAAAGTCAAATACAACTGGGCATGTACAGTTGAAAAGGATTGGCAAACAGAATTAGTATCTTACACTAAGAGCCGTAATGTATTGTCTAAAGGCCGTAAGGTAAAATGCGTAGTTGCTAATGTAACAGTAGCCGATGATAAGCATATCGTTAATATGAAAGGCGATTATGTGCATGAGGCTGATGCGGATGCAACTACAACTGTTAAAATGACGGACTATTTACCACGTGTGGTATCCATTTTAGCGAACTTACCAATGAATAGAAGTATCACATACTACGAATTGGAAGATTTGGATTATGTAGATAACTCTTTCATCACAAACGAAAAGGATGCTAACAAATGGACTGATGAAGGCTGGTTACTCCTTATCAATGACGATGAAGATGCAGTGGTACGTGTGGGCCGTGGTGTAAATACATTAACTACATTTACATCTACTGACACAGAAGATATGCGTAAAATCATCATTGTTGAATCTATGGACTTAATGATGGAAGATTTGTACTCTACATTTAAAAAATACTATGTGGGCAAATACAAGAACCATTTGGACAACCAATATCTATTTATTTCTTCCGTAAACTCTTACTTCCGTTCATTAACTAAAGTAGTTAATGGTGAAATTCTAGATCCAGAGTATGACAATCATGCTTATATCGATGTAGAAAATCAACGTGAGGCTTGGTTGAGCGTAGGTAAATTAGAGGCAGAAGATTGGGATGAAGATAAAGTAAAGAAAATGTCTTTCAAATCCACTGTATATCTTGCTGCTAAAATCAAAATTCTTGATGCTATGGAAGATTTATCCTTCCAAATTACGATGGAATAGGAGGTAAATTATGGCGAATAATAAAGAAATCCATAATCAAATCTTGCGTGGCCAGTTTGGTAAAGTGTGGATTGATGGCGAACTATACGCTAATGTTAAGTCTTTTGAGGCTAAAATCTCGCTTAAATACGAGGCCGTAGACATCAACGGAGAAATGGGTGTACATCAACGCTTGGTAGGGTTTGAAGGTGCAGGTACTTTGGTATTGCACAAAATCGATAGCCGTGTAGCGCAAAAGATTGCAGGTAAAATCAAGAATGGCAGTGTGCCAGATATTAAGATTGTATCTAAACTAACGGATCCTGATGTTAATGGTGCAGAACGTATCGAATTAACTGGTGTTACTTTGGATGAATTGGCACATGGATTTGAAAATAAAAAGGTTCAAGAAGAATCTTACCCATTCAAATTTGCTGATTACAACTACTTAGACTTGATTCTTTAATAAATAGGGCGGTGCTAATGCATCGCCTTTCCTTTTATAGTGAGGAGGATAATAAATGGCTAAATTACAACTAGAAGATTTACTCAACAGAAAAATGCAAGAAGGGTTTCAATCAAAGGACGTATACGTTAAAGGCTTGGGCGGTGAATTAACTGTAATTCATCAACCACTACCTACAGTGTTGCGCATTATGGATGAAATCAAACAGGATGCTACGCTATCCACGGTGATGGATGCGATGGTACAACTTATCTATGCATGCGTTCCGTTGTTTAAAAGCAAGGAATTACAAGATAAATATGAGTGTGCAGAGCCTACAGATGTGGTTTATAAAGTACTCAATGATAGCGTTGAAGATATTAGTGCATTAGGCGAATCAATCTTGGCAATGTATGGCATTACTAATCCAGTTGACGAAATAAAAAAGTAATAGAGGCGGACGAGGAACTATCTATGTTCCGCTATTACATGAATAAAGGTCATACATTATCCTCATTACTTGATTTAGATCTAGTAGAAAAAACATTCTATCTAGCATGTTTCAAACTAGATATGGAAGATGTAGAAAGGAGCAAGCATGGCTAAAAGTATCAACGTACTATTGAGCCTTAAAGACCAATTCACCGCTCCAATGAAAAAGGTTGGTGATACAACCAAAGATACAGAACGCAAAATGACGGCCATGAAAAATAAATTAAGTAATTTCGGTAGTGGAATCAATAATAAATTCATGGGTATTGCTGGTAGTATTACTAAAATGGGATTAGCAATGACGGGCCTTAGTGCATTTGCTGGTGTAGGTGCTATTGTTGAGTATGGGAAAAAAGCCCTTGATGTGGCCAAACAGGCGGAATTATCTCAAACATTATTGCGTAATAGTTTGGCCAACAACAATTCACTCTATGATAAATCGACACAAGCCCTTGATGCGGCACAAAAACAACTCAATGATTATGCTGCAAAATGGGGTAAAGTTGGGGTTATTTCTGCTGGTACTATTCGTGCTGGGTATCAAGAACTCAATAAATGGAATGTGCCTGTAGATAAAGTAGACGGCCTTTCAGAGGCACTTACTAACCTCGTAGCAGGTAAATTCGGTATCAATGCAACGGCAGAAGATGCACAGGTGGCATCGCAAGCAATTGGGCGTGCGTTCAATGGTGATGTGGCAGGCTTAACAAAGATGAAGATACCTCTTACAGAGGCACAAAAGGAAATCATAAAGAATGGTACAGAGGCCGAGAAGTTAGCCGCAATTAATGAAGTAGTTAATAGTACATTTTCTAAACAGAATGAAATACTAGCTAACACTCCAGATGGTCAACTCAAACGAATGAAGAACCAACAGGCTGCACTAATGGCAACTATTGGGAAATCATTATTGCCAATGCAAAAAGCATTTATAGATCTAGCTAGTACAATCATGCCAATCATTGCACCTGTAATACAGGATATATTTGGACTGTTTAGCGGTGCATTTACTTACATTGCACAAGTGGTTAATGATAACAAGGAAAGCATCCAAGAAAATCTAACCAGTGCAATGGGTGTAGTCAAAACAGTTATATCTGGTATTGGTGATGTAATAAAATGGTGTACTCAAAACCTTGGATTCTTATTGCCTGTTATTAAGGCAGTAGCAGTAGGATTTGTTGCGTTTAATGTTATTGGTAAAGTAATTCCATTAATTAGTTCAATAGCGGGCGCATTCACAACAGTCATTAGAGTAGTGCGGATTTTAAATATGCTCATGTTAGCTAATCCTATGTTATTTGCTATATATGCAATCATCACAGCATTAGCATTGTTAATTTATAACTGGGATACAGTAAAAGAAGTAGCGTTATCCGTGTGGGATGCAATTTCAACATATGCATCTGAACTATGGGAGAGCATTGTAAGTGGATGCATGGAGTTTGTTAATAGTGTTATTGCTTTGATTACAGAGTTATATAACGGATTTATGACAATCATTGCACCAATATTGGACGATGTAACGCAGATATTCAGTGGCATTATTGATTTCATCACAGGTGTATTCACAGGCAACTGGGATATGGCGTTCAATGGCCTTGTAAAAATCTTTACTGGATATTTTGACATTATTAAATCCGTAGCAGAAGGTGTTCTTGGTTGGGTACAAGATAAATTGCAATGGGCAGGCGATAAAATCGATGCTATTAAAGAGGGCGGTCAATGGCTGTATAACAAAACAGTTGGCCGTGTATTTAATGGCGATGGAAACGCAACAGGTACAGAGTACTGGAAAGGTGGCCCTACATACGTTAATGAAAATCAACGTGGTGAAATTATCAATCTACCGAATGGATCACAAGTGATTCCACATGATGAAAGCATGCGACAATTAGCAAACAACAGAGGCAATGTTACTGTTAATGTAACAGTACAAGGCAATGTAATTGGTAATGAAGAATTCATGGATGCATGTGGTAATCACATCACGGATAAAATTATGTTAGCAATGGGCAACATGTAGGGGGTGTAATGTGAGATTTCAAGACAGTGCAAAGAAGGTCATGCAACAACGCATACAATCTAAGCAAGCTGAATTGCAAAAAATGGCAATTACACGTGCTACAAGATATGCTGATAAGCTATCACATGGATTAGTGGGGAAAGTCTTAGATTATTTAGATAAGAAACCAACCACAGACATAGTATTTCATTCTGAATTGACAGATGAGTACATCACATTGCCTGTAGTACCTAATCCATTACCAACAATAAACGAGCCACAAAAGAATGAAACTTTCAACGGATTAAGAGGAGATATTAAGTTAATAGGGCCGTTAGGTCTTAGAACATTAAGCCTTGATAATATTCTCTTACCTGTAGGGAAAGATTACTCATTCATTCGTGGTAATGGTACAGATGGATTACAATGCTTACAATTCTTTAAAGCACAACGGCAAACAAAGGCCGTGATGCGGATATGTATAATTCAATCTGATGGAAATGAAATACTAAATATGCCATGTGTGGTTAATGATCTATCATACACATGGGATAAGGTAGGCGATATAAAAGCGACTATTGGTATTGAAGAGTATGTATACACTAATACATCTACGCAAACACAATCAGACACAGGCGGTGAAAATAAAGAGGCTAGTAAGGACACGAAAAGCACTACATCCAACACAGGAGGGAAGAAATGAAACTCCAATATACCAACGTAACGAAAGATAAAGATGGTAAGGATGTTACAGAAACACGTGAAATTACAGCTTACACAAACAACTATGAAAGGTCAGATGGCATTGATACGCTAGGGCAAGAATTTACATTTGATTTAGCGGATAATCCATTTGACTTTAATATGATGGGCACACGCCTAGCAATTGGTGGCAAGATAGAGTTTAGTAATCAAGTAAGTAATAACAATAAGAGTGCTACTACAACACTGAACGAAGAACCAAAGGAAGAAGTAGTCTTTCAAGGCATCATCGTAAGCGAAAAACAGAGTGGTGCTAATAAATATACTTATACCTGTTTTGATTACTGTTTTTATCTCAATAAATCAGAGATTGAAATACAGTTCAATGGAGTTAGTGGGTTAGAGGCAATCAAGAAGGTATGCAAAGAAAATGATGTACCGCTTGGAAATGTGGCCGACATAAAGACTAAAATCAAGAAAATCTATCAAGGGCAACCTGTATCGGATGTAATCAAAGACATCATCAAACAGGCTACCGAAGAAACAGGGTATAAATACCGCCTAGAATATAGAGAAGGTAAAGTACATGTAGAAGATTATAAGGATTTGGTACTAGATAAGGTCATAACTCAACCAATTAATAATTACTCAAGAGATTTGAGCATGGAAGATATGCGTAATAGTATCGTGGCAATTTCTAGCAAGGAAAAAAGCAAGTCTGTAAAATCGACTATCCAAGATGATGAAAGCATCAAGAAATATGGCTTGATTAAGAAAATCATAAAGGTAGACGATAAGAAACAGGCACAAACGGCACAGATTGCGAAGAAAACCATTCAAGATGGTAATAAGATTAAGGAAAAGCTAAGTTTTACACTACTTGGGGATGATACTGTACGAAGTGGCCGTGTAATTATCATCAATGATTACACAGTAGACATTCATGATAAATTCCTAGTTACTAATTGCAAGCATAATTACGGAGTGAACCATACAATGACATTAGATTTAAAACGTGTAGAGGCTGAACTAGACACAAGCAAGTATAAAACAAGCACTACTACAACTGTTACACCTAATGCAACTAACAGTACTGCTAATGCTGCACAAGTAGATGCAGGCATGAACGCACTCAACGGATATGAAAGCGTATATCGTGATAATGGGTGCGTGGATGTGGCGGTGAAAGCTGGCTCATATTATAGTCCGTTCCTAAAGCAACAGGCTGATATTGGCACAGCTGATGTAGATACGCTTGTAAATAATGCACAAAATGCAGGCTACAAGGTAGAAACATTTAATGGCTATGCTAATAAAGGCGATATTTTAGTATATGGCAACAATGATCATGTAGTTATTTCAGATGGTGCAGGTGGAGCATTTGGGAATAGTAGCAGTGCTGGTCATGCAATGTTTTATTCTGATGCAAATTATGCATGGCATAATGGCGAAGCACCGACTAAGGTTATTAAGATGTCATAGGTGGTGAGAATATGGAAGAATGGCACAGTAGAATGGCATCTGAGTTCAAAAATAGAACTAATCCTGTACGAATAGGAGCAGTATTAGGCAAAGTAATCAGTACATCACCATGGGAAGTAGCAATTAAAGACGGAAAGTTTAAAATCAATGCATCCAATGGATACGTGTGTTTTCAATTAATACATCACATTACAACGTATTCATACAGACATAGTGGTACTATTGCTCATAAAGATTGCCCTGGTAGCCCTCCATATAGCGCACAGGGTAGTGGAAAGATAGTACTTGATGAACTATGGAAACCAGGGGATAAAGTATTAGTCATTCCAGATGAAAATGAGCAACATTTCTTTATCGTGGATATAGTTAAGGAAGGTGTGTAATGTTTCCAAAGGACTATAACTTTACTAACTCTATCCAATCTACGGCCACAGTTACCAATGCACAACATAAGGTAGGCCGTTCATTCGCATTTGATTACAAGACACATAGATTTGTATTCAAAGACGGAAGAAATGTAGATGATACACAGATAGAGGCAATAAAGCAATGGATAGAGTTATTTATCCGAACAGAAATGAAAAAATATATGATCTATACCGATAGTTTTGGGTTAGACCTACGAAAACTATTAGGATATAGATTGCCTAGGTCATACAAAGTGGCAGAAATTAAACGGCGTATAACAGAGGGCATTATGAACAAGGTACCATGCGTGGTGATTGTCAAAGATTGGCAATTCAACGCTGGTATCTTTTATTTTACAGTCGTAACGAATACAGGAGAGGAGGTAAAGATAGATTATGAACTCGAATTATAGTGTGGATAACATTCATAATACGATGCTTGAACACATTGACGATAGCTATCAAAAGACCGAAGGCTTTCCTACGTATGATTTAACTAGGGGCGAGGCATTCGCTATCCTTGAACTTTGGAAAAAAGCAGAAGAAATCGAATGGAAACAGAACGTTGATAACTTAACAGGCGATGAATTAACTCGTGTATGTTTTCAACGCAAAGGCACGCAACGTAAATTAGCCACTAAGTCAGTATGTGATTTGCGTATAGTCGATGGAACAGGTACTATTCATGCAGGTGATTTATTTGAAAGCGAAACTGGTATTCAATATGAAAGCCTTGAAACAAAGGATGTAGAAAAGAATTCAGTTATCAAAATCAGATGCATGCAAGCTGGTAGCATTGGAAATGTTCCTAAAGGTACAATCACGCAGATGCCTATTACTATTGCTGGTATCAACAATGTTATCAATGATGATGCGGCAATCAATGGCGAAGATGAAGAAACAGATGATGATTTACGTGAACGCTATTACGAAGAACTACGTGAACCAGCAACGAGCGGTAACGATTACCACTATAAACAGTGGGCGAAAGAAGTCGAAGGTGTTGGTGAGGCTCATGTCATAGGATTATGGAATGGTAATAATACAGTTAAAGTTATCATCATTAATTCTGATAGAAAGCCTGCTGATAGTGATTTAGTTAAGCGTGTACAAGATTATATAGACCCAGATAGTAAAGGTATAGGCGCAGGGCAAGCACCAATAGGGGCACATTGCACAGTAGTTAGTGCTACCAACGTACCAATTAATGTAGAAGTAACTGGAGTGAAACATATCAGTACTGCTACGAAATCAACTATTACAGCTGATATAACTGATGCGGTTACTAAATACCTTAAACGAATTGCATTCAAACAAGATTATGTTTCAGTCGCACAAATTGCCAATATCATAATTGATAGCGCTGGAGTAACCGACTATGCAAGCGTTACAGTCAATGGCCAAACTACAAAGATTGATTTAACAGTAGAACAAGTTGCTACATTAGGCACAGTTAGTGTGGTTCTAAATGAATAAGATTCAATTCAAAGAGTACGCATTAAAGGCTATCAATAAAATGTATCGCAATGATCCATGGGTTCGTGAGTTATATCAATCAGCAGGGGTACAACTGCAAGATATTGATGTGTTGCTTGATGAACTATTAGACAATGGGTTCTTTGATACAGTAAGTGAACGTGGTTTGCGTGTGTATGAAAAGGACTTAGGCATTGTAGCTAAAGGTTCGATTGAACAACGTAGAAACATTGTACAAATGCTATGGAACAATAGCGGTAAATGTACATTAGAAAAAATAAAAGCAATCATTAAGACATTCGTATTAGATGATGTGGATGTTAAATTTGAGGACGGATTACTAAAAATAGAATTCTATGATTCTTCATTTGTGTATGCAGTCAATCAAATCAGAGAAAACTTAACGATTGTTAAACCATCGCACATAGGCATATCAATTGCTGATGTGCATAACGTAGGTGAGCAGGTGTATGCTGCAGTACATGTTACAACAAGTAGCATTGTTAATATTGAGCCAGATATAGGAATTGACACACAAATGGATATTGCCAATCTATATGCTGCAGTTGTAGTTGAAAGAAAACATGTAACAACTGTAATTAATAGTTAAGGAGGATATATGCCAGACGTATATAACAGAAATAGTGTTACAAAAAAAGGATATAACTTACTAGCTGAAAGCATCGCAACAAAGAAACCAATCACATTTACTAAAGTTGTAGTTGGTGATGGAGATGATACTGGGCTAGATATTAATACAATGACAGGGGTAGTTTCACCAAAGATGGAGTTACCAATAGGAAATGGTGAAAAAGGCGGAGATGGAGAATATGTAATTCAAGCGGTATTGTCAAATAAGACACTTGAACATTCATTTTTTCCAAAAGAAGTAGGCTTGTTCGCAAAATGCGGTGATGGTGAAGAAGTTTTATATTCATATTCTAATGGCGGTAATAATGTAGGGTTAATGCCAGATAAGAACACACCAATTAATGCTGAAATTTATAACATCAGAACAAAGATTGGCAATGCAACAAATATTACATTTGTTGCCAGTGATGATACATATATAACAAAAGGTGAGTTGACTAAGCATAACGCTGATGCAAATGCACATGATAATCGTTTCAACGCTATTATTCAACAAGTAAATAACATGATTACTAGCGTGGATAATAGCGATTCATTAGCAAAAGCACCTACGTTGCAACTTGTAAAAACTCTTTTAAGTAGTCTAAATATCAAAAACGCTACGGATGTAGTAAATGCCTTGGAAAGTGAGAAAGCAACTGGCCTTGGAATTAGATATGATTTCAGCAATGTAAATGCTTGGTATATTTGCCTTGGCAAGCTATTTGGGAATTTAATTATCCAAGGGGGAAATGACAGTGATACCCAAGCATATTACGATATAGGAAGTCAACAAAGGCAAGAGCAATTTACATTTCCTATATCGTTTAAATCAAAGCCATTATATGTGCATCCATATGCAATTAATAAAGTAGAGTTAAGACATTTATCACGGATTGGAATTAGTGATAGTCTGATTACATTAACTGGATTTACAGCAGGAATTAGTGAGAATTCTAATGTAGTAGAACAAATTAAAATGAGATATATTGCTTTAGGCGTTTAAATACCAACAACACACCATTCAATGATTGAATCTGCTTTCAACATTGTTTGATAAGAAGAATGTACTTCGTAACGCATATCTGTTCTAGAAATTCTTCTTGTGATAGTACTTGCTCCTGAATTCCCCCAAAATATTGATGTATCACTAGCAATAATTCCGAATGTATGAAATAAATGATTACCTGTAAACGCTATAGGGAATATAACTTTATTTGTTGTGGTTTCTAAATTATTAGGATCTGATTGCTTTTGCTCTCCAGCCTTTTGTTTTCCCCCTTGGTTAACTACCAATAGCAATCCAACTAATGCCAGTTACACTATTTTGTGCAGTCATATAAGTGAATTTT